TTTACACTATTAGTCCTAGTGATATCATTAAGTTTGACTCTCTTAACTTTATTCCTCTTCCTGTAGATTGGGAGACTAATGCTGATTTTACACCTATAAGGAATAATGCAAAAACTAGTGGTCAAATAAAAGTTGCTACTATTGCTAATAGAGGATTCTTAGTTGGTCCTGCTAATACAACATATACAAGAGTTCCAATTAAAGGTGATGGAACTGGTGCAGAATGTACTATTGTTGTTAACAATGATTCAAAAATAGAATCAATTACCATATCAAATGGTGGTAGTGGGTACACATATGGTTCTGTTGATTTGGTTGGAGGTAACGTTCCTGTTGGTAGTACAACTCCAATATTTAATGTTATTATTCCACCTCAAGGTGGTCATGGATATGATATTTACAAAGAATTAGGAGCATCAAACGTTTTGATCTTCTCAAGAATTGAGAATGATGATGCAAACCCAGACTTTGTTACAGGAACAAAAGTTGCTAGAATTGGAATTATTGAAAATCCACAGGCATTTGAATCTACTTCTATTATTACTGATGATAGAGCAAGTGCTCTTCAAGGAGTAGTATTGAAGGGTTTATCACCTAATGATGATGATTATAAAACAACAACTTTTGCAAATAACAGTTATGTTACACAACAAGTTGGAACAGGACAAACTGCTGTAGGAAGAGTTGTATCATATGATAAAACTACTGGTGTTCTTAGATATTGGCAGGATAGATCTTTAGTTGGATTTAATACTGATGGTACTCAAAAAACATCTCCTACATATGGTTTTAATCTTAATAAATTTACTGGAGAACCAATAGCAGGTGGAGAACTTAAAATTACAGGTGGTACAAAAGACTTATACATAGATTCAGGATTCGGATCTGATAATAATCCTGGTATAAGTACTGTAATAAATAATAGAACATATTATTTGGGACAGACTTTTATAAAGGGTGTTGCTAACCCTGAAGTAGAAAAATACACTGGTACAGTGCTCTACGTTGATAACAGACCTTCTATTACAAGATCTGCTAACCAGCGAGAAGATATTAAGGTTATTTTGCAATTCTAAGGTAATACACGACAATTATGGCACAAGAAATTAATCTCAATGTATCGCCTTATTTTGACGACTTTGATGTAAGTAAGGATTTTTATAAGGTATTATTTAAACCTGGATTGCCAATTCAGGCAAGAGAATTAACCACATTACAATCTATTCTCCAGAATCAGGTAGAGCAAGTTGGTACTCATCTGTTTAAGGAAGGGTCGTGTGTAATTCCAGGACAAGTTAACTATAATAATTCACTTTTTACTGTTGAGGTTGAGACTACATTTCTTGGTATTGATATTAAAAAGTATTGGGATGTTTTAATAAATGAGATAGTTAGAGGTTCAAATTCTGGTGTAAAGGCTAAGATTGTTCATGCAATGAGCAATCAGTCTGAAAGAGGTTATGTTACATTAATAGTTTCTTATCTTGGACAAGGAATTAATGATAAAGAGGAATTTGATGATGATGAAACTCTATTACTAGATCAAAATATTGTAGAAGAAACTAATAATATATCATTACAAGCAGGACAAGGATGTGCAAAAACTGCTCCTTCAGACGCTTCAAGTGTTGGTTCTGCAGTATTCTTATCTGAAGGTGTTTATTTTTTGAGAGGAACTTTTGTAAGAGTTCAAGAACAAACACTAATATTAGATGCACGTAGCGATACACCAACATATAGAGTTGGATTAGAAATAAGTGAAAAGATTATATCTTCAAGTGAAGATTCATCTCTTACTGATAATGCAAAAGGTTTTAATAACTTTGCTGCTCCTGGTGCTGATAGACTACAGGTAAGAGCAGAATTAGTTAAAAAGTCATTAGATTCTGAGAAGAATGAGAACTTTGTTGAATTATTGATTGTCCGTGGTGGATCAATATCTCATATTGATGATAAGATTAGGTATAATGAACTTGGTGAAGAATTAGCAAGAAGAACATATAGTCATGCTGGTGATTTCTATGTAAAACCATTTCAGATTGCAGCAAAAGAGTCCTTAAATGACAAGCAAGGTAATAATGGTGTATTTAATGCTAATCAATTAACATATAGTAATAACACTCCAAGTAAAGACTTAGGAACTTATAAAATATCTCCAGGTAAAGCATTTATTAGAGGATTTGAAGTACCTGTAAGAAATGTTGTATATCTTGATTTTGAGAAGACAAGAACTAAGAAAACATTAAAGGATCAAGCAGTAAATTACTTTACTGGTCCAACTTTGACTGTTAATAGGGCATATGGTGCTCCAAGGATCGGTTTTACTACAACTGCAAATATCAGTCTTAGAGATTCAAGAATTGGTACAGTAGATCATGTAGCTGCTGGTAAAGAGATTGGTGTAGCAAGGGTTTATGATTATGCATTAGAATCTGGATCATATTCTTCAGCAACTCCTGCAACAAATGAATGGGATGCTACTTTATATGATATTCAACCATATACAGAACTTTCAGTAAACCAAGCAGTATCTCTATCTTTACCAACACTTATTAAGGGTAAAGCGAGTGGTGCTACTGCTCATTTAAGATTTGCTACTACAACTGGTATTGTTACTGCATATAACTCAGTTGGTTCATTTACACCTGGTGAAAAACTAATATTCAATGGTATTGATGATAATAGAATTGCTGTTGCTGTAACGGCATATTCAATCTCAGATGTAAAGTCTATTAATAGTTCGGTTGGTGTTGGTACATATAACGCTGATGTTAAGAATTCATCTAAACTTAATTTTGGAACATGTCAAATTGCTCCTAAAATTGGTACAGCACCTGGTTTATCAACAGTTACAAGTACTGGCATTTCATTCTTCCAGAAGATAAAGAAGGGTGATCTTGTATCATATACAAACCCAGCAATTAATACTGGTGCAACTCCAGTTAGAAGTTTTGCTATTGTTGATTCTATAGTTAATGCAGATGCAATTAGAATTGTAGGTATTAACACTGTAGGTGGTATTTGTGATGGTGGATTACCTACAGCACAAACTAATGTAACAGATTTCCAATTAATTGGTGCTAAATTCCAATCTTCTTCTGACAACACCTTATATACACCTCTACCTAAGAAGTGGATCTCAGATGTTGATGTAACAGAGTCATCTATTACAATTAGGAAGGAGTATGACGTAACTATTACTGCTAATGCTACTAATACAGTTCAGTCTGGTCAGAACGAAACATTCTTACCTTATGATGAAGAAAGATATATTTTAGTTAATGATGCTGGTACTACTGAAGAATTAACAGCAGATAAACTTCGTTTTACTAACGGTGGTAGAGAATTAAGGATATTTGGTTTATCTGCTACTGCTGGATCTGCAAGATTAGTTGCTACACTCCAAAAGATTAATATCAAGAACAAGGTTAAGAATAAGGTTAGAACTAATTCTATTATTGTTAATAAATCTAAATTAGTAACTTCAGGTATTGGAACAACTACTTTAAATGATGGATTATCTTATGGATCTTATGGATATGGATTAAGAGTTCAGGATAAAGAAATTTGTCTTGGAGAACCTGATGTAACCAAAGTTTATGGTGTATTTGAATCTGGTGCAACTGCTGATCCATTATTACCAACAGTTAGTCTGTTTAACATGAATGGACCAACTGGACGTGTGGATGACTTGATTGTTGGTGAAGAGTTTGTTGGGCAAACAACAGGTGCTATTGGTCTGTATATTGAACGTATTAATAGTCAAACAGCATCATTTGTATATTTAAGTGATTTACGATTAGAATTAAATGAGCAAGTTAATTTTACTGAAAGTGGAATTACAGCAACTATTAATGACTTTGATCCAGGTGATCCTGATATTAAAGATAGATTTATTTTAGATAGTGGACAAAGAGAAACTATTTGTGATTATTCTAGATTGGTAAGGAAGACTAATAGTAAAGATCCTCGTAAGAAGTTAAGAATTATTTTTGAATCTGCAGAGTTTGCCTCTACTGATGATGGTGATATTACTACAGTTTCTTCTTATGATCAGATTGATTTCTGTGTGCTACCTGATATTAGAGAAGGTACAAGATTGACTGATGTTATTGATATTAGACCAAGAGTAACTAATTTTAATTTAGATTCAACTGGAGTATCTCCATTTGAGTATAATGCAAGGGTATTTACTAATGCTACTAACTCTGCTAAAAATATTCTAGCGTCTGATGAATCAATCAGAATACAGTATTCTTATTATCAACCAAGAATTGACAGATTATATTTGACTAAGGATGGTGATTTCCAGTTAATTAAGGGTATTCCTGCTGATGATCCATTACCTCCAATTCCTATTGAAGATGCATTAGAAGTTGCAACATGTAAACTTCCACCATATATTTGTAATGCTGAGAATATAGAGATACTTCTTAAGTCTCATAAGAGATATCGAATGCAAGATATTGCATTATTGGAGAATAGAATTCAGAATTTAGAGTACTACACTGCTCTTTCTCTTCTAGAATCTAATACAGAAAGTCTATTTATTCCTGATAATGCTGGTTTAACTAGATTTAAGTCTGGTATCTATGTTGATAACTTTAGTGGAACATCAACTCAGTTAAAACCAGGTAGGGTAACTAATAGTGTTGACCCAGTAAACTTAGAATTAAGACCAACACACTATACAACTGAAGTTGATTTATTGATTGGTTCTAAGTCTTTAATTGGAATTGGTACAACAGCAAGTGCTACTGCTGATCCTAGGTTTGTTACTGACTTAGTTGGATCTGGTATTAGAAGAACAGGTCAATTATTAACACTTGATTATGAATCACAACCTGAGATTAAACAAGTATTTGCAACAAGAGTTGAGAATGTTACTCCATATCTTGTAACAACTTATACTGGTAATATTCAACTATTCCCATCATCTGATATTTGGATTGACCAAGTTAGATTAGCACCTCAGAGAATAGAGGTTGATAATTATACTCAAACACGTAGACAATTAGAATTTGATGGTTATGATCCACAGTCTGGTTTAGGACCAGTTAGATGGGGTGCATGGAACACCACATGGACAGGATCTAGTGCTACTACAAATTCAGCAACAATACAGACTGGATCAACATCTAGAAACAATGGTAGTGCAATTGTAACTACAAATAACTTCCAGACTACAACTACAACTACAACTACTAGAACTGGTACTTCAACTAGAGGTGGTAATAGATTAAGAATTAGTGAGCAAACTGATGTTGTAAATGAAGGTGATAAGGTAGTAAGTACCTCAATTATTGCATTCATGAGGTCTAGGAATATTGAATTTACTGGACGTAAGTTCAAACCATTAACAAGACTTTATGGATTCTTTGATGGACAGGATGTAAATGCATTTATCATACCTAAACTTTTAGAAATTAGGATGATTAGTGGTACATTCCAAGTTGGTGAATTAATTACAGGAACAATGGCAACAGGTGCTGTTACAGGTACTAGTCAATCTACTCCTAGGTTAACTTTCAGAGTTGCTCAGTCTAATCATAAAATTGGACCAATCTCTGCACCAACAGATGTATATACAACTAGTCCTTATGATGACTTGTATACTATTCCTGAAACATATTCAAGTTCTTCTGTTCTCCTTAATGTAGATACTGTATCTTTAGCAGATAATACTCAAGGTCTCTACAGTGGATGGTTAAGAACTGGAATGAGATTACGTGGTGCTAATGGTGAAGCAGAGGTTACAAACGTAAGAGTATTCTCTGATCAGGTAGGAACAGTTCTTGGATCATTCTATATTCCAGATCCAAATGTTCCATCTAATCCATCATTTGAAGTTGGAATTAAAATATTCAGATTAACAAGTAGTTCTACTAATAGTACTATTGGTGGAATGACAGGAACTTCTGGTGAAGAGCAATACTTTGCTCAAGGTACTCTCAACAATATGCAAGAAACAATCAGGTCTACAAGAAGACCTAGATTTGATATTGTTGCTGCTACTGAATCCAGACCTGCAACAGAGGTTACCTCTACACAGCAAGTAACGACAAGTACACAAACTAGTGTCGTACCGCTACCACCCCCACCTCCACCTCCACCACCACCCCCAAATCCTCCAAGACCTATACCACAGGTTCCTCCTCAGAGACCTCCAACAGGTGGTCTAACAACTACTCAGGCAGCGATAGCAAGGTTTGAGGCAAGAAGAGCAGCTCAGCGTACTCCTCCTGTCCCTCCAAGACCTCCTAGACCTCCACGTCCACCTGATCCTCCTCGTCCAGCACCACGTCCTGCAAGGGGTGGTAAAGACCCACTAGCTCAATCATTCTCAGTACAGAATGGTGGTGGATTATTCGTTACTGAAATAGAAGTATATTTCAGAACAAAAGATCCTCTTCTACCTGTAACGGTCCAATTAAGACCTATGATTGCTGGTGTACCTTCGGAAGAGATATATCCATTTGGTGAAGTAATTGTTGAACCTAAGGATATTATTGAATCAGTAGATGGTGGAACACCAACTACAATTACATTCCCATCACCAGTTTACTTACAACCTGGAACTGATCATTCAGTCGTTTTACTATCACAGTCTAACGAATATACTGTTTGGATCTCTAGAATGGGTGAAGTTGATGTTAGTACTTTACTACAACCAGAATCAAGACAAGTAATTGTGTCTGCACAACCAATGCTTGGTTCTCTATTCAAGTCACAGAACGGATCTACATGGAACCCAAGTCAGTATGAAGATCTTAAATTTACACTTTATGGTGCTAAGTTTAAAGAAGAAGTTGGAACTGTATCATTCTTTAACCCAGAACTAGCAAAAGGTAATAACCAAATTGCTACTCTAGTTAATGATGCATTTGAATTCAATTCTAAGAAGTTACTTGTATCTACTGATGATATTGTAAATACGTCTGGATTAATTCTAGGTAATACAATTATTCAGAAGAATGGTAATGCTCAAGCAGATTATGTTGGTGCAGGTGGTTCTGCAACAGGTGACTTAAGTATTATCAATGCTGGTATTGGTTATACTCCTTCAGATGGTAATCAATTTACATTCTCTAATGTTGCTTTAGCATCCTTTAGTGGAATTGGTAAGAACGCAACTGCTGATATTACTGTCGGTTCTGCTAGTGGTTCAAATGGAGTTGCTATTGCTGCAACCATTAACTCTGGTGGTTCTGGATATCAAGTTGGTGATGTTCTAACAGTACCTACAATTGGTAATGATCAGTTGGGTAGAAATATGCAACTATCATTAGGTGCTATTACTGGAACTAATGAATTAGTTTTAGATAATGTTCAAGGTGATTTTGAGATTAGTTCTACAAAACCACTTCAATTCATTAGTGCAACTACTGGAATTACTACGATGGTATCTGTTGGATTTGGATCTGACGTTACAATTAGTGATTATGCTCTAAATTCTTTAGAGGAAGATGGAATGCATATTAAAGTGAACCATAAGAACCACGGTATGCATGAACCAATTAACCAAGTTATTATTAGTAACGTTTTAACAGATTCTAAACCAACTACGTTATCTGCAGAGTATACAAACTCTAGTTCTACTGCTATTGGTATTGCTAATACTGCAGGATTTGAAACCTTTGAAAATGTTGGAGTTGCTGCTACTAACCCTGGTTATATTAAAATCAATGAAGAGATTATCTCTTACACAGGAATTTCTGCTGGTCAGTTAACTGGAATTACTAGATCTGTTGATCAAACAACTCCATTTAC